ACGGAGCGATAGTACCCAGCAAACTTTGATGAACACTGACAACGAATAACGCCACGCGGATATCTAGGGATCGCGACTCGAAAAGCACACGGTGAGAAGTGCAGGTATCAGTCAGTGTTCATCTAAGTTATGTACTTTGTACTGTCTCCTATCGCGGTACATTGCACGGCTAGGTCCGATTGTAGATAGTGATACGACTCTGTTGGGTGCCGGCAGAGTAAGAGATAATGTCTTCTGGCTACTCGGTGGATATAGGGCACCCCGTTTTCTAAGGATACATTATGAACCTGTACTTTAAGCCACATAATGAAAATGTTGGCTATCACTTTGGTAGCAAAGGCATCAAGATCATTGAAGAAAAATATGGTGCACGGTACATGGGTTACTGGTGCACCAAACGTCTAGGTGGCAACTGGCATGAAACTCCAGTAGATGTATTCTATCAACCTAATCCAGACACAAGCAAAGGTCATACACATTACTTCGGCGTCTATTGTGATGCAGCGGATCGTGTGATGATCACTGAGGCTTCTTCCGTATTCTCTAATCCACTTGTTGGTGCTGTATGTGATGATGGCGAAGTGATTGTATCACGATATCGCCATGACTATCAAGAGACTAAAGGCGCAATGATTGATGGTGGTAGAGATTATACCAAAACAAACTGTTGCAAAACTGTTGAGATTGTGGTAAAAGGAGATAAGTTCATTATTAAGGAGAACGTGAATGGATGAGTTGAAGATCAAAACACCAGCAGAGTTTGCTGAAGAGATTGAAGAGTTAGTATGGCAGTATGATATTGATTATATTGATGCTGTTATGCTATACTGTGAACGAAACAATCTAGAAGTTGAGACAGTGGCGTCTCTAGTAAAGGGCAATGCCAATCTGAAGTCACGAATGCAGAGTGATGCAGAGAACTTAAACTTTCTGCCAAAAGTCGCCAGATTGCCTGTATAAATACATTGACACCAGAAGATATATGGTGTACAACAAGATATACATTATGAATACTGTGGATAATAAACATACAACAACTATACAATCATACGGAGAATATATATGGACTTTAGCAATCTCAAGCGTAACAGCGGTTCAAGCATCAACAAGCTTAACGACCAGCTAAAGAAACTCAACACAAACGAAAATCAGTCGAGCAAAGATGACCGCTTCTGGTATCCCTCAACAGATAAGACTGGTAATGGCTATGCTGTTATCCGCTTCCTTCCTGCTCCAGGCGAAGAAGATGTGCCATTCGTTCGTGTGTTTGAACATGGCTTCAAGGGCCCAAGCGGCACTTGGTATATCGAAAAGTCTCTGACCACACTAGGTCAGAACGATCCAGTTTCTGAGTATAACACTCAACTCTGGAACTCAACTACCGATGAGCAGTCACCAGCCCGTAAGCAGGCTCGTGAACAGAAGCGTAAGCTAAACTACGTTTCGAACATCTATGTTATCAAGGATCCTGCGAACCCAGAGAATGAAGGCCAGGTTAAGCTTTTCAAGTATGGTAAGAAGATTTTTGATAAGATCAACGAATCAATGAATCCTGCTTTTGCGGATGAAGAAGCAATCAATCCATTTGATCTTTGGACTGGCGCTAACTTCAAGATCAAGATTCGTCAAGTTGCTGGTTATCGCAACTACGACTCTTCAGAGTTTGAAGCTGCTGGTCCTCTGTCAAAGGATGACAATAAGCTTGAACAGATTTGGAAGTCAGAGCATTCTCTACAAGAGTTTGTTGATCCAAGGAACTTCAAGGACTATGATACACTGAAGCGTAAGTTGCACGCGGTTCTTGGCTTGAATGAAGCGGCTGCGGCTCGTCGTGAAGTCTTCGAAGATCCTATCGCTCGTGCTGAAGCACCTGTACAGCGTCAAGCTGCTGCACCAAAGATTGCAGCCGCACAAGATGATGTGCCATGGGCAACAGATGATGAAGACGATGATCTAGCTTATTTCAAGAAGCTGGCATCAGACTAAATAGAATACTGGAAGAATGGCAGAGTCTGGTTTATTGCACTCGCCTTGAAAGCGAGAGAACCTGAAAAGGTTCCGTGGGTTCGAATCCCACTTCTTCCTCCAGAGTAACTTAGGGGTAGCTTCGGCTACCCCTTTTTATTGTGATGAATCGTCTGATGGATCGTTTGGTCTGTTAGTAAACTTCTCAGCACCAGCAAAACCAATACCAGCAATCACGATATCACGAAATGATTCAAAGATGAACTGTTCAACGTGTAGATGAAAGAATGTATTGGCAATACCTAATGCTATCATGAAGAATGTTGATAGAAATGCGATTACACGCTTTGACGATGGAAAGCCATCAATATCTTTGAGTACGGCTGCTATCCATGGAAAGAACTGGAATAGCCATGTGAATATTTTTGTCATAGAAATACCTTAAACTAAATGCATCGGAGTACCAAATGCCGGTTCATTCGCATTGAAGAACACTGAATATTCATCCGCTCTATTGTGTGGATACATTGGATCTGGTATGCCCCACTGTGTACTTGTGTTTGGTTTCTTGGGTGTAGGTCTTGTAGTTGGCTTTTTCTGTGGCATTGTAGCAGATGCCATTTCACTAGAACTTGTTGAACCTTTGCCCATAGAACTAGACATGGAACCGCTTCCAGAACTGGCGCCAGACCCGCTGGAGAACGATGTTCCAGTGTTTGGTGATGCTTTCGCGTCACTGCTACTTGCCATATCTGACCCGCCGCTGGTGCTTCCTCCATGCTTTGCGATGACACTCTTTAACCAGCCTGGAGTAGATGAACCGTGATAGTCTGGTCCCCATGCTGTTAGTTTTGAATGTGAGTTATCAATATGAAGGTGATTGCCTTCACCACCGATGCCAGTGAATCCTGCTGCGATAGCCGCCTCGGCGATCTTTGTCTGATCACCAGTAACTCCAAGGTCAAGTGCCTTTCTAAGAACGTGTGGATTGTTTGATGCAGATTTTGTGCCTCTTGGTGTTATCCATCCTGCTGGTCTTGCGCCACTAGTGACAGGAATTGTTAGCCCCAATTCGCCTTGAACTTTTGCAAACAAATCTAATGTATGAGTATCAACACCATTAGTTTTGCCTACGAACTTGCGATTGACTGCACCAGTACCGCTAAACTTTTTATCAGAAGTTGCTGGTCCTGCTCCGGACTTCGCTGGTCCTGCTCCGGACCCCGCTGGTCCTGCTCCGGACCCCGCTCCTGCTTTACTCATTTTATCCTTTATTACAGCTTCAGTATCATATCGTCTAAATCCAGGAGTTTTGACTGCCACTGGTCCGTGTACTGCTAATGGTTTACCATCTGCTCCAACTGGAGTTGATCCTGTTGAACCTGGAGAGACAGTCTTAGGTTCGTTTGGATCTGTAATAACCCCACCGCCGCCACCTGTCCACAATTGAGCATCTTGCGCTAATGTCATATTAGCGTATCTACCGTTCATCAATTTTTCTCTAGCGCATTCCCATCCCGCTTGCCAAGACGGAAACTCTGCATAGATCAGCCCGTTTGCTCTTGTTCCTGGTTTTGCTCCGTATTTCTCTAGCAACGAACGATCACCAGAACTCCATAGAATGTTTCCAGGATTGTTGTTACGGTGATTTATGTTATTCTTGCTTCTGCCTTCATTCTCGGCCATCGCGGTTAAATATTTGTCTTGGTCTTCTCTAGACAATTCTTTGAACTTTTTATCGAAGTTTAAAGTAGGAGCCAACTTCTTATAAATCGCCGCAGCACCGCTAACAGCGGTACCTCCCGCTGGAAATCCTCTATTTTGATTACCAATAGAAGCATTGCTAGGTGTAATACCTGTGGGCGCAACAGATGGTTGTGAAGTGGTTTTTACATCTGGATTCTTTTTTCCAAATCCAAACAAACCACCAACAAAACTTGATATTTGAGGAATAAAAAGATCACTGGCAACTCTATGTATCGCTCCAGTAATTCCTTTCTTTACTGTTGTTTTTCCTGCTTGCCAAATTCTACCGACAAACTTTTCAGCGGCGGAAACAATAGATCCTTTTGACATCCAATCAAAGAAAAATAGACCAAAATCGCCACCAAACTCTTGCGCGACGAACATAGCAATATCATCTATTGCTAAAGTGGCCAAGAATCCAAGTGCAATACCTAAAGGAGTTGTTATCACTTCTGCTGGAGGAAAAATCGCGCCTATAGCGATTCCTATGAGACCACCTAGTTCTTCTCCTATCCACATTCCGCCTTTTTGTAAAGGTTTGACGAAACAAGTTGTCAAGATAGCCGCACCTAACTGTCCCAAGTTCATACAAAAGTCTTTAAATGTTTGTTCTGATAGAACTCCCTTTGCAAGCGCGTCTTCTATTGTGTCCATAAACTGAAGAAGGACTAAAACAATTTTCATTATATTGCCTAAACTTCCGCCTATGCTCACTCCAACCCTTTTCAGATAATTCTCTACAGGAGATATAGCCTTTCTTAGAGTTTCTGCTTTTTTAAAAACAGGCTTAACTTCCTGGATAAATGCTTTTATTCTTGCAAGTTGCAGTTTATCTTTGATAATGTTACCAACTTTAGTGATACCAGATTTGGCACTATTAAAAGCCTTGGTCGAAATATGACCAGACCTCATTCTTTGTAATTCTTTATCTATCTCTTCTTTAGAGATGGCTTTTCCATCTTTTTTATACCATATTCCACTAGCAACAATACCTTCTTTTGCCAAAGCCCTTTCTTCAAGACGAGTGTATGCTTTGTTGTCTAATGCGGATTTTCTATCCATAAACATAGAGAACTGCCGCGCGCCCATTGCTGTGACATGCTCTGCTCTCTGCCATTCTGCTCCTTCTGTTTTGTTACTAGAAGTAACAGTGCCGTCAGGTCCACCGCCGCCTCCTCCTTTAGCGAGTAGGCCCAATCCAAGTAAAGCAATCGCGGCCGCGACTTTGCCCATTGATGTGCTGTATGCTTTTTGTGCCTGTTGTATTAGTCCTTTGTCAGAACTTGAACCATTTGAACCATTTTGATTCTGCTTCAATGAGTTTTCTTGTGATTGAATCCCCAAGGTTTCGGCAGTTTTTCGCATCGCTATCATCTGCGCATCAAGCGTTTGTTTTATGGCAATAGATATGTTTCCAACGCGCGAAATTTTTTTATCTATTTCATTTAGTTTTCTAGACACAGTTTGGCGGAATTGCATATCATCTGTACTGATTTTTGTATCATCAGATTTAAAAGGTGTTTCATCAATTTTTTTTACAAAGTTATAAATTCCTGCTAGATTAGGAGAAGTTGCCGAACCAGCGGAAGATTTGTTGCCAGATGTAACGCCTGATGTATTGTTCGAATTGGTGTTTGTAGCGCTGTCGTCTTTATCATTATCTTTGCCTAGCATAGACTTGATAAGTTCTGACTCTAGGCCCAATTTGCCTAACTTTACGGCACCTTTAGATACCGCCTTCGCGCCACCTTTTACCCATTCTGCGATCTTACCGCCTAGTTTCGCTACACCTTCGGCTTCTTCAATAGGATTTGGCATTTTCTACCTTTGTTCTTGTTCTAACAGGTCTTTGATCATGTTCACATAGATGTCACGCTCGAATGGTATCAGATTTTCAATTTCAGCAATAGAATATTTATGATGATGAACCATAAAGAAGATGGTGGAATAGTAGTTGGCCAAGTTTGTATGGCTTAGACCAACGTAAAAAAATCTTCTAACGTAGTCAGTTCGATTACTCGTTCTGTTCCTTTAGAGTTCTTGTATTCGATCTTGTGATACATCTTAGGCATCGTTTCTAGGAACTTTTGAATGTCTTCGTATGCTTTGACAGGAAGACTATCAACAAACTCATCTAGTTCTTCTTTCTTCACATTTTTTATTTCATAAACAGTTTCCGAATCATAAATCTGTTCAATTGCATTCTTGACAACTTCAACAGAAATCTCAGCCAAAGAAAGTTCATCGCTGATCTTATTGAGTTCCGTGGCTGAAGGATACTTCAGAATGAGCCCAACACCATCGTCAAGTTTGATCTTGTTGTTATGATTTTTTTCTGTTTTGATTTCAATTTCGTCCAGTGAAATCTTAAACTTGTATTCTTTGCCGTCTTCGTTGTCAGTATAAACCAACTCGACCACGTTATCCACAGACTTCGCACGAATCTTCAGAAAGAGATATTCAATATCAAAAGAAGTTAGCGTATCAATGTCAACTTTCTTTCCGTCAGGAAAGACAGCACAGTTGTTGATGATCTGCTGAAGCGCACTGATCAAACTCTTTCTATCGCCGCTTGCTTGTGCCATAAGCAAAATCTTTTCTTCTTTCACAAGAAATGGGCGAAACTTGATGTCTTTCTTGGTCGATGGTATAGTCACATCAAATAGTGGTGTTTTTAGTTTAGGTAAAGCCATTATATTCTCCTATAATTTAAGTCAACGTTGTTTGTTGTACTAATGAATTTGTGCTTACTCCACCACCAGCACCAGGATTGGTGATCGTAGTCGCTGCAATTTGACTGGCTGATGCAATGTTTTGTGTATCATTTACGAACTGTGATGGAGAAGAAGATTGTGGATTTGGTATACCAATATTAGACAAACCTGCATTACCAGAAGAATCCGCATCAGCGGTTGATATGCTGTAGTTTGTGGCAATAAAGGTAACATCTGTTTTCAAATACTGGTCTGTTGATGCCCAAGATAGATTTATGCTTCCAATAGACTTGACAAAACAATCTCTAAATGATACTGTTGTTATCTTCTGTTGTGATTCGTTGTATATATAAACGGACAAATTGAACACAACATCACCCTTATATGCCACTTCATAAGGGCTGCCAGCACCTCCAAATAAAGGAACTCCATCATTTAATGTGTTGTAGTTCATGAATGGTGAAGTGGCAGACATCGTTCCTATTACATCATAAAGAACGTTTTCTTGCTCTGCTTCTACCATGAAAGACATTGATATGGGCCCGAATATAGGTCTAAAGGGAACATATTCAATAGGTCCGTATCCATATCTTCTAATCATTTGAGTATCAAGATCAATACTTGGAATATTGAAGTTGTCTGTGAAGAATGACAGTTTGTTCGATAGCGTAGCCGAAGAAGTGAAATCGACTTGGTATAAAGAAGGCTTAACAAGACCGTTATGTAGTTGCGTCTTGAATGCCGAGATATCAAATCCATCTCCGTATGCCATTACCTTGAACCTCTATTGATGATTGCTCTAGAATCTTTCCAGACTTGATCTTTACTTGCCTTAGCAAAGTTTTCAACAGGTAGAAACAATGCGATGTCCCATTCTGCTGGCACGACATAGATAAACTTTGATCGCAAGTGATCCGACAAATACTGCTTGATGCAAGGCTTGATGTACTTATTCGTAGCCGCAGCATTCAATATGTTATAACTGATGTTTAACTTGGCGTTATCGCTCAGATTTGCATCATTAACATACGGATAGAGCATGTCCATCAACTTCGCTCTCAGAACTGGTGGTAGATAGTGCATATTGATACCGAGGAAGCCGTCTGGAGTCTTTTTCAGTGGGAAGATCAATGGGAATCTATCGTAGTAGGGCAAAGTCTTTTTGTGCTTTGGATCGTACTGGAACATATACATTCGACCAACCTGTATCTGATTCGTCAGTGCTGTTTTGTTCGCTAGAAGTCGCGTTTCGGTAATGTTGGAGAGTTTTCTCGCGGTGTCTCTGAACCAGTTGCGTGCTTCTTCGGTTCGCCCAGGAACTTGCCCCTGACGAATGCCTTGTGCTAATGTCTGGTCGAATAATCCTATTGCGATGTCGAATATCCTAAAACTATAAATAATAATGTAGATCGCGGTGACCGCCAAGAAACCCATCTACTCTAACGCTTACAAGGAGCATCAGCTATGTCTATTTATACATCTGATATGGAATGTCGAATATGTTTTCGAGATTTCAAGTCTACTCTATCTCTAGCTAGACACATATTACAAAAACACAATATATCATCAGAGACATATTATCTTACTTACATCGGCGACAACAAATGTGCGATCTGTTCGTCTCATACCAAGTTCAAAGGACTAGGAGTTGGATTTTCATCCACATGTGGACACAAATGCGGCGCAAAGTTTTTTAGAGAAAATCTAAAAAATGATGATATACGCTATGATAAGTTTATCGATAAAGTCAAAACAAATCAAACTAAAATATGGAAAGAACGTTATGCGGATGGCAGTATTGTCGAACTAAAAGAAAAGATGAGAGAAAGCAATACTGCCTCTCATCTTTCTCCGCAAGAACGAAAAGAGCGATACAGTAGATACTACACCTGTGATGAAGAAACTATCGCTAGACTAAATAAAACAGGCGCAGAACAATGTATTAATAATATAACAACAGGAAAAGCTGGATACGTATCCATGTCAAAAGGTAAGTTCACTCCCAAAAATCCAAGTAAGTATATGGGAGATCCCACAAACATAATATACAGAAGTTCTTGGGAACTACACTTCTTTATGTATTGTGACAAGCATCCAGAGATATCAGGATGGGCATCAGAAGAAATGACAATACCTTATGTCTCTCCTATAGACGGTAGATATCACCGATACTTTCCAGACGTACTAATAAAGAAAAAAGACGGCAAAGTTATATTGGTTGAAATCAAACCATATGCGCAAACACAGGAACCAAAAAGACCTAAAACACAAACAAAGCGATACATTGAAGAAGTAAAGACGTATGTTGTTAACCAAGCCAAATGGAAAGCAGCGAAAGAACACGCGGATGACAAAGGATGGGAGTTTGTTGTGATGACGGAAAGAGAACTTTACTCAAAATAGAGAAGATGAACTTGCCTTTCATTTTTTCTCTATAAATAATACATAAGCGTGATGCTATACTTATAGGGAAATAAATGGCTGTCTCCAATATAACCAATAATCCTTACGTTCAACCTGTAAACCAGACAATATTGAGTAACATCACATCATCTGCCACAGGAACGGTGAACAATATCACCAAGAACACACAAGGTGCATTGGGATCTTCTGGATCTATTGCTAGTTCTACAGCAACTTCACTTACCGCTGCTGGCGCTAGTAGTGTGTCTGTAGGAGGTTTAGTTGCCGCTGGTGTTGACAAACTAATATCTGGATCAAGTTCATTCTATACATCTGGTTCTCCAGAGCGAATCACATCAAACGCATTGCAGAATAGAAACTTCGCATCACAAGAGCAATCTAATCCAGAGATAAAAGTAAACTCTAATCAACTTACAACTAATGATCCGGACGATCATTATCCAGAAGACTTAGGTTCTAGTAAATATTTCATGACTCTTTCTTTTGCAAATTATGTGAGAACCAATCCGCTAGGAAACACAACTATCAATCCCGTTTATACTGTCAATCTTCCTCTACCAGACGGCAGCGGCCTTGTTGACAATACTTCCGCGCGCTGGGCAGAAGCAGAATTAGGTTCTTTAGGTAATATATACGATAGTCTTACTTCTACAAGCCCAGCCAGTGCCGCAAATATAGCTTCTGATGCGGCCGCAGTTGGTGCATTATATGCAATATCTCAAGCGGGAACTATGGGAGCAGAAGCTTCTAATCTTGGTCAATCTGCTGCCGGCGTTGCACCTAATCCTAGCTTATCTATGATGTTCACTGGTATTAATTTCAGATCGTTCACTTTCAATTGGCTATTCTCACCTAAAACGCCATCAGAAAGTGTAACATTGAATAATATAATCAAAACAATGAAACAGTTACATTTGCCAAGTTTCACCGCCGGTGGATCAAGTCTTTTGTTTCAATATCCTTGTATAGTGAAGCCTAAAATCAATCCTTCACAAACAGAAACATACATGACGGACTTTAAGTGGTGCGTTATAAAATCCATAAACGTCAACTATTCTCCACAAGATGTTGCGCCAGCATTTTATGCTGGAATAAACTCTCCTGTTTTTATAGCTTTGACTATGGAACTAGAAGAAATGGAATACAGACTGCCAACAGATTACGGTGCATCCACTAATATGGGAGGCACGAATGCCGATTCTGCATTGTTAGGTGTTTTGACTGGCACGCTTTCTTCTGCCGTTTCATCATTGGCTAAAGGTTTCACAAAAGGAACGAGCGACGCAACTCAGGTTGTCACTGGTTTAAATGGCATAGGCGGACAACAAAATCCTGGTAGCGGAGGAAACGGTCAATGACACAATACTTTGCAAAGTTTCCAGTCATCAATTATAATAACACCTCCGCGGTGAATATCATGTCTCGTGTAAACATGACGAAGATGGCTTTGAACTCAAAGCAAGCCTATTATTCTTATGTGATTCCAGATGGCATGAGACCAGATAGTCTATCGTACAACTATTATGACAACCCAGATTATGTGTGGCTTATTGCGCTTTCAAATCAAATCAATGATCCTTATTATGATTACCCATTGGATGACTATGATCTGAACAACTTCATCATTCAAAAGTATGGCAGCATTGCAGCAGCACAACAAAAGATTCTTTATTTTCAAACTAACTGGGCGATAGACGAATCCAACATTTCACCAACTTACTATGCATCACTAGGAGTTGGGCAACAGAAGTATTGGGATCCAAATATAGATCAGAACAACAACATCTATGAGTATGTGAGAAAACAGGAAGATTGGATTGTTACGACCAATATGGTCCAACAAGTTCCGCTTCAGTATTCAACAGAGATTACGACAGAAAGTGGTCTTGTATTAGACACAGAAAACGGATATGATATTACTGCACCAGAAGGTGGATCCGAGTTTATCTCATTTGTCGTAGGAGAACTTGTTGCTCAAAACGGAGTTACTCTGGGAACAGTGAGTTATGTTGATCCCAATGATCAATATATTCTAATACAACACATCGCAGTTACACCAACAGTTGGTCCAATAGTTGGCTTGACTTCTGGTGCATCTGCAACTGTTTCATCAACTCCAGTTACTCTGAGTACAAATATTCCTTCTGACGAACTCATTTACTGGAGCCCAGTCACAGCATATGACTATGAGACAGCAAAGAATACAGCCAACAAGTCAATAAATCTTCTTGACAACAAATATGCCACCCAAGCAACCAAAGAACTTAAAGCATTGTTGTTGACATAACATGACAGCCTCTTATGTAAAATCCGACAATATCAATATACTTGACCTCACGCTTTATTCGCTCGACGGATCAAAGTCGTATGATCTTAGTAGCCAGGTCTTGTCCTTTGATATTTACGAAGATATAATGTTTCCATGCATTCGTGCAGAAATCAAAATCATAGATGCTATCGGGCTATTGACTTCTTTTCCTATTGTGGGTGAAGAAACCATTGATATTGAATTTGGTCAAGAAGGGTTTAGTTTCACAAACTCTTATACCTTTCACGTCAAGGCTATAGAACAACAGAAAACTATGTCTCAAGGCAAGTCAAAGATGTACACTTTGTCTTGTGTCAGCGAAGAGTTTATCACGAACTCGAAGCAATTTCTGGTGAGCAAATATCAAGGCGCTACTGATGATGTTGTAAGAGCAATCTTCAACACAACATTGCAATCGAAAAAAACATTATCAATAGGTGATCCTACAAAGGGCACACAGAATATTCTTTTGAGTCGTATGCGCCCACTTCAAGCGATTGATATGCTTCGCAAACGCGCCGTGTCACAAGATTACATCTCATCATCATATGTATTTTTTGAAAACAAACGTGGATTCAACTTTTGTTCAATTGAGTACCTACTGAATCAATTGCAAGATAATGTCAACGACAAACAGTTCTTCTATGATACCACACAGAATACAGATGTAAGAAACTTGAACACACGAAGTCTCATTGACTTCAAAACCGTATCTCAGGTGAACAACACACAAAAACTGGCACAAGGTGGGCTTAACAATACTGTAAAGCGTTTCGATTTGCTTACTGGTAAAGTATCGTTGACTCAATATATCAATGCCGAGAAGCAACAGCAATTCAAGTTTGCTTCTTCTAATCCAAAGGCATTGAACACATCCCAGTTTGAAAACAAATATGGCAACACAAAATCGACTGCACTATTGGTTCCGCATTCAAGCGATTTGCCGGAGAATTATATTGATTCAACAATCGGTGCTAGAATGGGATTTGTGAACAAGTTATCACAAAATATATTTCAAGCATTCACATATGGTGATATTGCATTGACTGCTGGTGATATCATCACAATCAATACACCAAATCCAACTGGTGCTACTGATAAGCCAGATGATAACAGACTTATCAATGGCAACTATATAATATCTAGAATCAGACACATCATCATAAACAATGCGCCTAATCCAAAATCATATATGGTGTCAATGGAATTGATCAAGGGCTTCTATGATGATTATGCATAATGGAGATATTCTATGACAACAAAAAGAATGGGCGAAGAGCAGTTTCGTTGGTTTATCGGAACTGTAGAAGACGTCAACGATCCACAGCAACTTGGGCGTGTGCGCGTTCGTATCATCAACGAACACGATGATCCTTCGATTCAAACAAATGAATTACTCTGGGCAACACCCATTCAAGATATAACATCTGCTGGTCATAATGGAGTAGGCAAATCTCCTACAGGTATACTAGTAGGTTCTCAGGTGTTTGGATTCTTTCTAGACGGGCAAGAAAAGCAATTGCCGATGATCTGGGGCACGTATGCTAAACTACCAGATGGCACACAAGCAACGAATGATGTGCCTGGTCTTGCTCGTGGTATCAACACACTTAATATACAGAAGTTTGGCACAGAACCAGACTCAGCATATGCAGCAAAGTATCCGTACAATCAAGTGACAGTCACACGATCTGGTCATGTTATAGAATATGACGATACTCCTGGTCACGAAAGAGTCCGCGTATTTCATAAATCAGGCACATACACTGAAATAAATAGTGCAGGACAAAGTGTTTCCAAGATTGTTGATGATGGATGGGAAATCATAGTCAAGAATAAACATGTTTTTGTTGGAGGCGACACTACAGTTATTGTAACTGGAAACTGCAACATGATTGCTAATAGTATTACAATGACGTCTGCAACAGACATTTCAATGTATGCTCCAGGTGGATTGCATGTTCTAGGTTCTGGTATAACTACAAGCGGCGCCATTGTTTCTGATTTATACCCATCAGGAACATTCACAACACCGACAGGCGATAACGTATATTTTGATAGTGGTATTATTACAGGAATAGATTAACCATGGCATCAACTCCACCAGTAACTACATCAAATCTTACGGATTCGATAACAGCACTAAATGCTACTGCTCCTTTGGCTATTAATATTCCTCCATTTAGTCAAAGCGAAATTGACTTGATTACTGCATCTGTGCAGACTTCTTTACAGATTGCCAAGATCAATAGTGACATTCAAGACATCGATGTTAATATTGAACATATCAACAAACTCACTGCACAGATTCAATATACAACGAATTGTGATAACTTACAGAAGATTGTAAAGCGTAATCTGGCAGGCATTGAATCAAAAGCTAAAAAAGCAATACAACATGAACTGGATATTGTAAAGCAATATCTTCCCATTTCTAGTTTACCTTCACCTAATCCTGTATCTATTGTTACATGGTTGGGAAAATTGATACTTGGTCCAATATCACCACAACTTGAAGCACAGATCAAGTATACACTTGCTATTGTCAAACTTGGAATTGCAGTAGAAAAACTAGTAGTTGCCGTTGAGGCGGCAGCGCCTAGACTTGAAGCATGTGCTATTCAGACTTTACATCAACTACAGAACGAGATTCTAAATCTAGAAAATCAAGCAATATCTGCCGTAACTAAACCAATCAATACAGTTATAAATAACATTGATACGGCGGTATCTCAGTTGCAAAATGCTGCTATTAGCGCAGTTACAGGTGCTTTAGGCAATAATAATATTGTGACAAATACACTTGTCAGTCAAATCAATGCAGTATCAAAAGCAGTTGATATTACAACAGGTACTGCTGCATTAAGTGTTGTTAATGGCATACAATCAACAGTTTCATCTGCCGCTGCTCCTGCTCTACAAAGAGTAAGCCAGATGCAACAACAAGTCACAACTTTATTAGGATCATCTGGCTCAAATGGATATCCTATATACGACACTTCAAACACTGCGAACTTCTTAACTAGCGCGGTTGCTATTGGAAACACACACGCAGAGTTTTTGCAAAATTACGTATCAAACGTGACAATAACATCTTCTCCATTTACTGGCACCGTGACTTCTGGCAATAATCAGATTATACACTATGATGTAAACACGGCCGTATCAATCGGTCAAGTGTTGGTTGCAGCCGATGGATCTATTCCAGCAAATACAACAGCAGTGTCTATAAGTAATACGCCTGGTTCATTCTCTGCAACTATCAGTACATCACAGTCCTCTGTCTTAACGATGTCGCCTATAGATAGTAATGTTGTGATTGGTTTGGCATTGACATCAACTGATCCCGCATTTGCTAATGGTTGTACAGTTACGAACGTATATAACAATCTAGTTACTGTTTCTGCTCCTTATTTAGGAACAACACCAAACACGATTACTTTAAACTATATTGTAAATGCTATTATTATGTCTAATAATGCTACATCATCAAATACAAGTGCAAGTATTACATTCAATCAAATACCAATTCCCGTAGCAGGAACATAATATGGCACAGTCATCGTTTAACCAAGACAAGTTCACACCTACAGCCTCACAGTCGCTTCTTTATAGCGATCTGTTCGACAACTTTGTGGTGCATCCAGAATTGCATGATCTTGTCATAAAAAAGAACGAAGACGCGGTAAGTCAGTCGATTCTAAATCTTATTTTAACAAACAAATATGACCGCCCGTTTCAACCAGATATAGGAGGAAACTTGCGCAACTATTTGTTCGAACCTATTAGTTCTATCACTCAAAGTGGTATTCAGATTGAAATAGAAAACATTATCGCAAACCATGAACCAAGAGCAAAATTAATCTCTGTTATTGCTACTCCATATGAAGAGCAAAATGCATATGCGATCACTATCACATTCTATATTGTAAACATAAATAAACCTGTTACGCTTTCTACAATCCTTTATCGCATTAGGTAAACCATGGCAAATACCAGCATTACATTGACTTCATTAGACTTCGCTGATTATAAAAACAGCCTGAAGACTTATTTGCAGTCACAGCAGCAGTTTCAGGACTATAACTTTGATGGTTCGAACCTCAGTGTAATTCTAGACCTATTGTCATACAACACATATCTAAATGCGTTCTATATGAATATGGTCGCATCAGAAATGTTTTTGGATACTGCACAACAACGCGACTCGGTTGTTCTTCGTGCAAAAGAACTCAATTATGTACCTCGTTCGTTTAGATCATCATATGCTCTAATTGATATTGTTGTTGCGAATGTTCCAAACAATCCAGTCATTCTGACTATTCCAGCGGGCACATCGTTTACTGGTAAAGCAGGATCAAACAACTACACATTTTCTACAAACCAGAATATTGTTGTTCAGGCAAATACAGATGGAAACTTTTACTTTTCCAATGTGGAAATATATGAAGGAACTTCTGTAACCGACACTTTTATAATGCAACCACAGACAAACACCAATGTCCAATACTTCACATTGTCAAATCCAACGATTGATACAACATCATTGACTGTAATCTCTGTTGAGAATAATGGCGCGAATGTTATTCCGTATATTCAATCAACTTCTCTACTTGATCTAAACTCAAACTCTGCTGTTTACTTCTTACAAGGAGCAGATAACAGTCAATATCAAATCATCTTTGGTGACAATGTTGTTGGTAGAAGACCGATAGATGGTGCTGCTATTGTTGCAACTTATCTAACAACAAACGGTCAGTTACCAAATGGTATCTCATTGTTTACTCCAAATGGCACAATTGGTGGTTCATCAAACATCACAGTATCTACATTATCACCAGCACAAGGCGGTGACATTGGCGAAGACATTGAATCAATCAGGTTTAATGCTCCTCGCTATTATGCGACACAAGAACGTGCGGTCACAACATCAGACTATGAAACACTTCTTCAAGTAACATATCCAGAAATCGAATCAGTATCGGTGTATGGGGGAGAAACAGTAACACCTCCACAATACGGCAAAGTGTTCATCTCATTGAAGCTATATAACTTTGATAATATTCCACAAGATAAAGTCACAGAATATTCACAGTTCCTTGCAACTCGTGCGCCATTGACTATTATTTCTGTGTTCGTTGAACCAGACTACACGTATGCTTCTGTTGCTACCACTGTCAAGTACAATATCAATCAGACAACACTACAGCCAGCAGATATCTCTACATTCGTTACATCTGCTATTCAGACTTACAATCTACAGTACCTTGACAACTTTGCATCAACTCTACTATATTCGCGTCTGGTAGAAGCAATCGATTCTGCACATCCAAGCATCATTTCAAATCAGACAGAATATTCTGTTATGAAGAAACTATTGCCAACATCTGCAACACAGAACTATACATTAACGTATAACATGCCATTCAACACTGAAGGGCAATCAGGAACTACTGTAACCAGCACTCAGTATATTGTTGATGGTGTTTATTATACCATTGAAGACACAGGCGCTTCATTTAATACCATTACACAAACATACACAGGCAATCTGATCGTATCTGGTCAGCCATCGAATGTTGTTGGTACTGTTGACTTCACTAACGGTGTCATTACACTAACCAACTTCTTTGTTGACTCATATGTAGGTGATGCTATTCGTTTCTATTGTCAGTTGCCAGAAAATGTCAAAGATGTTTCAACATCACAGAATGTTATCTTTGAGATTCCAAATGACGAAATCATTGTCAACGTCCAAATCGTAAGGCAGTAAGTTGAGCCAAGTCGAACAAACTATATCGAATCTGATTCCATCACAGTTCCCTTCATTCTATAATGAACAGGGACCTAATCTGATTGCATTTATAACCGCATATTATGAATGGATGGAACAGTCATATGATGTGATACAACTAACTGTTATTGATTCGACTAGTGAGTTTGCTAATAACGAAGTTGTATACCAATCAGACTCAACAGGTAATATCATATCATCTGGCACAGTTGTGAGTATATCAGGTTCCACTATCACTGTCAAGAACATTTCTGGTACTTTTTTATCTAATACACAAATATATGGTGCAGCGTCAGGTGCTGTTGGTTCTGTAGCTGTCGCTGGTGCGCCTGTGCTGCTTGGTAATCCTATCTATATGGCTAGACAGCTAATGTCTTATGCTGACGTGGATACCACTCTGGATGACTTCCTGGTGTATTTTACCGACACATATCTAAGTGGCATCCAGTACACATCACTAGCAGACAAAAGACTTACCGTAAAGAAAGTCCTTGATCTATACAGAGCAAAGGGTAACATTCGCGGGCTAAAGCTTTTGTTCAATCTGGTGTTTGGTGAAGATATCACTGTTTATCTACCAGGAGAAGATATTTTCACAACATCTTCTGGCACATGGATTGTTCCACAGTATCTAGAAGTCACTGCATCACCACGTAACGCAAGCTTTGTCGGCAAGACTGTAACTGGTGTTTCGTCTGGTGCAACTGCATTCGTTGATCATATTGTCAAGCGCAAGATCGGCGCACAGCTAATCAATCTATTTTATATCACAAATGTTTCTGAAAAGAACTTTCAGACTGGTGAACTACTCAGCTATGATAACGATCTAACCAACGTTCCTTTTGTCCTTGGTTCACTCAGCGAACTTATCGTGCAAGAAGGCGGATATGGTTTCAATGTTGGTGATATTGTTCCACTTAATGGACAGTTCGGGGCACAGGGCACAGGTCGTGTTACTGGTATTTCAGACGTAACTGGTATCGTTAGTTTCATAAGAAATGATGGTGGCTGGGGATATGCAAATAATGCAAATGTTTTAATATCAAACACTGTCATTGGTCTGTCGAACGTTCACACAACACTACCTACAAGTCAGGCGCCATTTGAAAAGTTCTCTAACGTAACTTTTGTTAATCCATCAAATCTATCTGCAAATCTATATGCAAACTCTTTTGCTTATGGTGCAAATGCTGCTGTTGCTGTTTATGGTGTTACTGGATCATTTACAACAGGCGAGACAGTTACTACATCAGATGGCATTACAGCGAATGTAATAACATATTCATCAAATACTCTTGTTGTTACTGGATTATCAAATAGCTATTTTGGTACTGGTGTTACAGTAACAGGTCAAACATCTGGTGCCACTGCTACAGTAAACAACTTCACCACAGAGATTGGTGTTATTGGATTGACTGGCGCGCTCACAAACGCATACACATATGTTGTAGCGAACTATCCACGATACTTGACAGTTACAAGCAACACTGCCGCATTTGTTCCTGGTGAACTAATCTATCAGAGTAATGGTAGCGCGAATGTTGCCACAGGTATTCTATTAGCAGCAAACTCCTCGCAGTTGACATTGAACGTATCAAACGGTGCGTTCGTCACTACGTATCAAGTAGAAGGCAATGTGTCTAGCGCAAATGCTGTTATTTCTGCTGTCTCTGCTGCACAGAACGTTTCGGCCAATATCATCAGCATTTCAACTGGCACTTATGCGAATATGGTGTTGGGAGTAATCAACTCATCTGAAACGATCTTTGATTACACCGATATGATTGGTGGATATAATAGTAACGGTCAGCTATATCTTTCATTATCATTAAATGCTATTAGTTATGGATTCCCTAAGTTTCCATCGGCAAACTTGACTGTTGGTTATTTAAATGATATTCTATCGTTCAGCGTTCTACAAGTTGGCGAGATTGAATCTATTTTACAGACAAATCCTGGTGAAAACTATAATCATTCACCATATGTCGAAATCTATCAGCCATATGTGGCGGCACTTAACAAACAAGATTATGTAATCACTATTGCAAACTCTAGCGGTTCTTTCCTCTTAAATGAAGAAGTCACGCAGAATGTTGCAACAAATAATGCCATAACTGTAAATCTCACCACAAAGCCTTCATTTACTGTTGGTGAGTCTGTATATCAAGTAAACAGTACACCTGCTGGCACATATCTTGCAAATAGCGTTAGTTCTATTCTGTTGGCCAATACAGGTGCACCAAACTTTACTTCTACCTTTGCTGCGAATAACTATATTCTAATCGGCGGTAAAGACTTACGATTTGTCACTAGTGTTATCAACTCAACGGCATTACAACTAGCATCAGCACCAAGCACCGAGAATGTCGCATCTTCTGTGTCTATTCTATCTTCTATTGGTGTGGTATCGAATATTCCACAAGCGAATGTTCTTTATGTCTCTAGCCCTATTAATACCGCCAACGTTTCGAATACAACAACATTTGTGGCTTCACAGAATGTTTTCGGATTAACGTCACTCGCAACATCAAATGTAAGTTCAGTCGGTCTCACATCATATGGCACAGCGATTGGTAAAGTTCTATCTGTAAATAATAATGTGATGAGTGTTCGTCGTTGGTCTGTCAATCAAGATTTTAGTGTAACTGGAAACAATATTGTTGGTGTACAGAGTGGTACTTCCGCAAATGTTGTTTATGTCGCCGCAAACACAATATCAAGCTATGCAGGCGATAATGCAAATGTAACGGCAAACGTTGTTACAGAAACAGGTACTGTCACATCACTTGCCGTTCAAACATCTGGTATTGGTTATGTCAATGCTGAAACTGTTACATTCTCATCGAATGATGGAACAAGAACTGGTACAGCTATTGTCAATCTAGGCAAACAAGGTGTTGGCGCTGGGTTCTACTCATCGACAAAGGGCTTTTTGTCTGCTGATAAGTATCTACAAGACGGTGAATATTATCAGACATTTTCTTATGAGATTAAATCATCACTCGATCCAAGTCAGTATGAACAAATGGTAGAAGATGTTGTTCACATGGCAGGAACTAAGTTGTTTGGCGCTGTTGTAAAAACAAGTACAATATCCAAGCAAGTGGAAATATCTAACGCTAACACTGGTCCGACTACACATTAGGATTAATAATGGGAACTACTACTCAACTACTCACAAACAAATATAGACTTCAGAATGCTCAGGCGTTTGTTAACTCTGTGTCTTCTGGATATTATGTATTTGCGGGTCAAGCTGGCACATGGACAAATGGTGTTCCTACACTATACGATAATCCAAACACGACCGAGTTTACTGCATACAACACAATGCTGTTCGGTAAAGCATTGAACTCCTCAGATGCTTCATTGATGATTAGTGGTGTTGCATGGGGCTCTGGCTCAGTTTATGCAATGTATGATGACCAGAATACAAATCTTATTAATGAAAACTTTTATGTATACACATCAATAGGCACACCAGCGACTTATTATTATGTATGGAAGTGTCTATACAACAATAACGGTGCAGCATCTACAGCACAGCCACTATACAGCGATACGATTGCTGGTGATCCATATTATGAAACATCTGATGGATATCAGTGGAAATATATGTACAAGTTCCCCGCTTCGTTGTATAATACTTTTGCTACTGGCGGATATATTCCAGTTTTACCTGATGCCAACGTAACAAGCAATGCAGTTTCTGGTGCAATCGACGTTATTGTTCCTGTTGATGGAAATAATAATATCACAGCAACAACTGGCTCTGGATATAACAACTATTACAATAATACATTTTCAGCGTCATCTGTGACAAATACCACATATCCTTTGATTGTTCTTCCGACAGACGCATCGAAGACTAATCAGTATTATAATGGCTGCTATCTATATGTGACTTCAGGCACAGGTGCTGGTCAATATAAGCAAGTCACAAGCCACTATTCAAACACAAGTGGCACATATCTAACACTTGCTTCACAGTTTTCTACCGCACCAACCAATGGCTCTCAGTATATTATTGCTCCTGCTGTTACGATTCTGAATAGCAGTGATGCAAATACCTCTGCGGCTGCAATCGCTCTAGTCAATGCGGCTGCTGGTAATAGTATCTATCAGATCCAGGTTCTAAATCGCGGTACTGGTGTATATGCTGCTGGAGCGTATGTAAACGTTTCTCCTGCTGTTGGTGTGTCAAACACCGCAACGATTCGCGTCATCGCTGGTCCAGAAGGTGGCCATGGTTCCAACGTAGCAGCCGAGTTGTTTTGCAATACAGTTGGCCTAAGCATCACATTCGCCAACTCAGAAAGTAATACAATCCCGACGGTAAGCGATTATCAGTCTATTGGTATTATTCGCAATCCATTATTCTCTAATGTTACGTTTACTGTTTCTGGAAATACAGGATTATTCACTGTAGGTGAGACAGTCACACAAACAATCGGTAATACTGTTTCGACTGGTATTGTCAAAGATGCTTCGCCATTAGAAATCACCAATGCAAGTTCTACATGGGCAGTGTCAACAAATAGTTCTTCTGGTCTGATCCACGGCACAACTTCAAATACATATGCTCAGATTACAGCATTTACTATTAGTGGCAAAACAAAACCATTTACCACATTCACACAGTTCTATCAATATAGTGGATATTATACCACAAGCACTTTTAGTTCTGGTCAATCTGTTTATCAAGGCAATCCAACGGTAAACTCTATTGCTAACTCGACAAGTCAACTTGTGGCAAATGCAATCTATTATGCAGGTAATGCAACAACCGTATATGTCACAGACAAGTTTGGTCCAATCTATTCAAGCAATACGATCAACTCATTCTCTGTGGCCGCTAATGGCACTGTCACATCACAAGACACTCAATCATTCACTATAAATACAGTAACACCACCAGATTTGGTACCAGAAAGCGGCGATGTTCTTTATATTGAAAACTTTACGGCGATCAATAGAGCAAATACACAATCTGAGACCATTCAGTTGCTTCTAAACTACTGAGGATTATAATGCCAATCAATACTGATCTTTCCGTATCACCATATTTTGACGATTATGTCGCAAACGAACAGAACTATTATCAGGTTCTATTCAAGCCAAGTGTGGCGGTACAAACTCGTGAACTTAACGTTCTTCAGAGTATTGTTCAGAATCAGATTGAACAGTTTGGTGACAACATCTTTGATAGAGGTACTATCGTCAAGGGATGTAACTTCCAATACTTTACCAGTTATCCTTATGTAAAGATCAATGACCTTACTGTCGCCGGCGGAAAAGCTTTAGTTAATAACTATGTTGGTTTATTCGCCACCAGTTCTTCGACTAATCTAACGTCATATATCGTCGGTTCAAATACTGGTTATCTATCACAAGCACCATTTCTTAATACGTTGTTTGTCAACTATACGAACTCTGGTGCAAATAACAACCAGACTGCATATTTGCAGAATGATATTCTAACACTCACAGACGCAAACGTTTCGATCTTCGCGGTCAATGTTCCTGTTGGTGGTGTCGCTGCTGGTATTTCTAACTCAGATTCTGTTGTGTTCTTGTCAGCTATTGCCGTACAGAACTCAGCATCACTTGGTAGTGGTCAAGCACTTGTTGGTAATACTGTTTACACAGGAACTTATCCAGGTACAGTTCGCGCAACTGTTGTTGGCGTAAATACAACTGCGATTGTAAATACGATTGTCCTCAATCTTGCACCATTCTCAAACAGTTCATCATACGATATCTCAAATACTTCTGTAACTGCAAGTGCATGGACATTCGCAAATAGTGCAGCGATTAAGATTGGTAACTCATCAGTAACAGTTGATCCTTCTGCCACGATTACTGGTATTATTGGTTCTGGTGCAAATGCTGTTGTATCTACTTCGGCTACAGGTCAAATCCTTTCTGCTTCGATGGTAACTCAAGGTAATGGATATGTCATTCCTCCTTATGTTACAGTCAAGACTGCAAATGGTAATGCTACTGTCGCGCAGATCGCAGGCAACACATCGCTTCTTACTGCACAGAACTATGCCGTGCAGGTTACTGTTGCAAACACTGCAACATCTGGTAGCACTGGACCAGTTGGCTTTGGATATGCGTTCTCCGTCTCTGGTGGCGTGATCTATCAGAAAGGGTACTTCGTTAACGTTGCACCACAATCTGTTGTGGTATCAAGCTACAGTCAATATCCTGACCAAGTTGTTGTTGGATTTAATACATCCGAAACAATCATCAATAGTAATATTGATGAAACTCTGCTTGATAATGCAACAGGTCAACCAAACTTCGCTGCACCTGGTGCTGATCGTCTTCAGTTAACACCAACACTCGTTGTCATCAATGCGGCTTCTGCTTCAGCGAACACACTATTCTTCCCAATCACTGCATTCTCGAATGGTCAGCCATATCTACAGAATCAGCAAACAATCTACAGCGCCATTGGTGACAATATTGCATCTAGATCGTTTGACACAAATGGCAACTTCTTGGTTGATCCATTTACATTTGCTTCAACTGTAACTGCACTAGACAGTTCAACGAACTCAACTTCACAATCACAGACATTCAATCTTGTTGTTGATCCAGGCGAAGCATACATTTCTGGTTATAAAGTCCAGACGTATTCAAGCTTCTTTCTACAAGCCAACCAAGGCACAAATACTGTAACATCGAACGCACTATTCACCACATTGAACTATGGCAACTACATCAATATTCAACAGATTGGTGGTATGTTTGCATTCAATACTGGTGACTACGTAACACTATACGATACTGCAAAGACATTCCTTTCAAACAATGCTGCTTATTCATCAGGTAATACAACACCAGTTGGTAACGCAATCGGTACAGCGCGTATTCGTTCGCTAGTGCCACAGTCTGGAACACCAGGCAGCCCAAGCTATGTTGCTTCGCTATATCTTTATGATATCGATCTATATCCTGGCAAGAACTTTCTAAACGCACAATCTGTTTATTATAACAATGGTATCAACCAGGGTATTGCTGATATTGTTCTCGTAAGCAATCCAACAATAAGTTCAACGAACGTTGCGATTCTTTCATCAGCCACCAACTCGACAATGCTATTCCCAGTTGGCGCAAATAACGTTTTAAGCACTGCGAACCACTCGTTCAACTATCAAGGCTTGTTCTCAACAGGAACATCTAACGTTGCTGTTAACGCTGCTTCGGGTGTTATCACGCTTCAGCTTGGTGCTGGAGAAATCTTCCCATACGGTAATGGTGCAACACTATCAAACAATCAGATGCTAGAACTAAGTCTAGTGTTCACTGGTTCGAATGCACAGGCAAATGCTAACGTAAGTTCATTGACTTTGATTACCAGCACATCTAACACAATCGTTACGGTAAATGCTGGATCTACATCATCACTTTATGCTGGCGAATATCTCAAAATCTACTCAAATACTGGTGGAGAAATCAAGAGAGTTGCAACCGCTAATGCTAGTGGTGGTGCAATCACTGTTGATACATTCCCAGCAAATGCAAACACTTCTGCAAACGTTGTGGTGTTCTATCCAAAGAACGTACCAGTGGCTTTGCCTACTGGTTCAGTCACAGTATCAGCGAATGGTTCAAAACTCTCCATCAACCTTGGAGCAGCGATTAACACCACATCATCAAACGTATCTATTGTTACACCAGTATATGCCACTGGCCAGTCAGTCACACAAAAGACACCAAATCGCGATACCACTGTAGCAATCAACGTTGCAAATGCTGTCAACTCAAATACTGGTCCATGGGCACTAGGCTTCCCAGACATCTTCCGTATGAAGAAAGTCTATAAAGCACCTGCTTCAAGTGTTATTTCTGGTAGCACAGTTGTTACAGCAAACGTAGCAAACTCTGCATCTATTCCTTCAACTTGGATTGATGTCACAACAAACTTCTATGTTGATCACAAACAAAATCCAGACTTCTATGATATGGGGTATCTACATTTAACTCCAACGTCACAGCTTGCAATCAATACAACAGATGCATTGGTAGTACAGTTTGATCACTTCACCGAAACTGGTGGTGGCTTCTATA